GCAGCGCAAGCGCCTCGTAGTAGAAGGACTCGTGCAGGCGGCCCACAAACATCCAGAGCTCCTCGGACGGCACCTTCGCCGCCAGCTCCATCAGCTCCTCAGCCATCTCGCCGAACGTCCGGGCCAGTACCTCACGGTCACCGGACTCCAGGGCGGCGGCGAGAGAAGCGAGGTGGGCGGTGGGGGTCGGGGTGGGGGTTGCGGTGGTCATGCCGCCTCCTCGGTAGACGGAGCGATCAGGACGTCGGTGCGGACGGTGGCGCTATCGAGGAAGGCGGCGAGCGCCGTCTCGGAGACGCGGAAGCGGGGGCGGCCGTGGCCCTTGGCGATGTCGATCGCTTCGATGCGGCCGGACTTGATCAGTTCACGCACGTGCTGCGGAGTGCCGCCTATGCGGATGGCGACCTCTCCGGTGGTGAGGAAGCCGCCCGTGGGGGCGACGGAGATTGGCGTCACTAGGTGCTCCCCTGCGGTCGACTGGGGTGGACGACTCCATGGAAGCAGACTGCTACAGAGCAATCAATAGCTCTAGAGCGGATAGAGCGGTTCCAGGACAGCAAAAAGGCCCCCACCCCGAGGGGTGAGGGCCAGAAGCGGCAGGTCAGGCAGGGAAGTCGTAGACGAGGAGGAATCTCGATGCGTCCAGAACCATTCGGTTGACCTCGACGACACGGCCGTCAGCCCGCATCGCCGAGCGGTGCTGCTCGATCACAGGGGCGCCAGCTGCCAGACGCAGGTCATCCACCTCGGCCGGACTGGCAAGGCGACAGCGCAACTGCTCACGGAACTCGACAGGGCCGTGGCCGACCTCGCGCAGTCGGGCATAGGTGCCGCCAGGACCGGTATCGCTCTCGGTGATCCGCGTGTCGCGGGCGAGGTCGTCCGGGATGAACGACGTGGCTCGCATGACGATCTCGCCATCGACGGCGTACCTACGATCCCTCTTCCACACCCGCGCGTCCGTATCCATATCGAGGGCGCGGGCGACGTCCTCAGGTGCATTGATCAGCTCGACTTGCGTCTGACCAACGACTTCCATACGGCGGTCGTCGATGTCGACGTCCCACATGGAGCGACCTTCACCCCACTGCGTAGCGGACAGCCGCTTCATGGCGTTGCGGACGATCGGCCGCCACTCGGCCACGAACCAGCCTGAACCGACCCGCGACTCGACGATGCCTTCGTCCCGCAGCACACCGAGAGCCTGCCGGATGGTCATCTGCGAAGCGCCGTATTCCTCGGTGAGCTTCCGCTCGGCCGGCAGTTTGCGCTTCTCTCCGAACTCCTCGGCATGGATGCGCCTACGCAGGTCGTCGGCGATCTCCCGGTACTTGTGCGTCTCGCCGGGCTTGCGTGGCACAGGCTCTCCTAGGGACGGATTCATCTAGAGCAACGCTACCTGCTCTATATCTCCGCTGGTCAATGGGAGTCACGGCCCGACATTGCGGACGGGGTAGCTAGGATTGCTCTAGAACGGTACGGTGCTCCGTAGTCGAGCTGTGACAGTGAGCACATCCCGGCTAGGGATACGTCTGCCTTGAAGGGGTCCCATGCCCGATTCTCCCGAACGAACCGCGCTCTACCGCTACTTCGACGCCACCGGCGATCTGCTCTACGTCGGGATCTCGATCGATCCAGACGGCCGACTGAAGGCCCACCGCGACAGCCACGAGCCGTGGGTCGGTGATGCCGCCAAGCGCACCGATGAATGGCACGACTCCCGCCCGCTCGCCCTCAAGGCCGAGGAAGCAGCGATCAAGGCGGAGCGCCCGCGCTACAACGTGAAGCACAACTACGACGACGCGGCCTTTGATCCCGCCTCGTGGTCCGAGATCGCCGACTTCCACAAGGTGCCTGGCGTTGCGGAACTGATGCGCACCGAGATCACCAGCGGAAGGTGGGCACCGGGCCAGCGCATCCCATCGCTCCGAACCCTGGGGGAGGCAGCAGGCGTGAGCATCCGGATCGCCAGCAAGGCCTCGACTCAGCTGCAAAACGAAGGCCTTCTCAACTTCCAGCCGGGACACGGCGTCTTCGTCGCGCGCCCCCAGGAGCCTCGCCCGAAACTGCCGCACAACTTCTTCTGGGGACTCGGCTTCCCCGGATAAGCGAACGGCCGGGCGCAGCAACGCCCGGCCGGTTCATCAACCAGCGGTTCCAGCCGCTGATCCGTAATCCGTCCCGTCAGAAAAGGACTACACCCATGACCTTAGCAATCCCTGCTCCCGCCGTCGCCACCTCCGCGCCTACGGCGTCCGTCACTCCGTCCGCCGCGCCCGGTTTCCGTCTGGTGCCCGCCAGTGTCGGCCGGCCGGGTCGCGTCCAGGTGGTTCACGTCTCTTGCCCGGCCTGGTGTGTCCTCGACCATGTGGCCGAGTGGGTCGTCTCTGTTGAGGACATCAGCCATCGCGGCCGGGTTGACCATGTGGAGGTGCCGACGATGGGGGACGACCTCTACTCGGTGTTCGAGATTTACTCGCAGCTCTTCGCCGATCCGATCAGCGAGGACCCGCGGATGCGGGCGGCGGCCGTCGTCGTGACCGACGGCTCGAACGACGCCTACCTGACGCCGGATATGGCGGACGAGTTCGCGGACGGCCTGGTGGCGTTCGCGGAGCAGGTACGAGCGCTGGCGCGGACCGCCCGGGGCGCGCAGTCGTAGCTGTCGTAGAGGAGCCCCGGCCATTCGGTCGGGGCTCTTTCATAGATCGCCTCCCGCCTCGCCCGTATCACCTGGACTTCCGTCCCTCGCCTGTTCGCCTGCTCTTAAACTGGCCCCGCCGCCACGAAAGGACCGTCCGTTATGCGCCCCGCCGATTACCGCGACTACCTGATTGACGTGCTCAAGAACACCCCTGGCGTGCAGCGGGTGGAGGTGTTGGAGGGCGGCAGGCAGCCGTTCGCTCTGGCCGTGTCGGTCGGCAGCCGTGACCTGCGCTGGCAGGTGATTGGCCAGTTGGCTGACGGCGCGAAGCACGACACGCCCACGGCGGCCGTTCAGTCCGGCCCGCCCGCGTTCACGGCCGCCCCGGTGGGTGGCGCGCCTGATGCGTGGCTGGCCGGGGTGATCGGCGCTGCGGAGCCGGCGGACACCGAGCGCATCGAGGTGTGGTCGGCTCGCGAGGGCAAGCAGGACGCCGGGCTGACGGTGTACTTCCACAACGGCGAACGCGCCTTCGTGCGCCTGTTCTGAGCCTTCCCGCGGCTGGCTGGCTGCCGCAGTCTGATTGCGCACGACGCACCGTCCCCGCCGATTGAGGGAGTTGCTCATGCGCGACCATGTCGACCCTGCCCAGTGCTCAGCGTGTTGCTCGGTCTGTGGCGCCTACGGTGGTGCGGAGCCCGGTCAGCCGATGGCGCCACACCAGCCGCAAGGAAGCCGGGAGATGTGCCCGGGGAGCGGCCAGCCCGCCGTCTGACCGAGCTGTAGCCCGTTCGGCTGAAGGCCCCTGCCATTCGCGGCCGGGGCCTTCTAGCGTGTCCGGCAGTCGATCGAGGGAGGCTGTGATGGAGGAGCTGGCGCCGGGTCCGGCGGGTACGGAGATGCGCACGGTCGAGTTCCCGGATGGGACGCGCGGGGTGATCGCTGTGACGGCCGGCTTGTCGCAGGATGAGGCGGATCTGATCGCCGCGCAGGTGTGGGCGGAGATTCCAACCGAGTAGCTCCTGCCCCTCTCGCCCCGCCTGTCAAGCACGGGCGGGGCTTTGGCGTGTGCGCCCTTGTGGCCGCACCGTGCACAGATGACCGTGGACGGTCAGCGGGGTGGCGTACCGACGACAGGGGGACGACGTGCGACGCAGGTTGGACGACGTGGCTGGCCGGCTGTTGCTGCGGCTGGCGGTTGTACTGCACCGCACCGTGGCGAGCCGGGTTGCGAACGACCGGTTACAGGCCCGGCGGAACAGGGCGATACGGGCCGCGCATCAGCGGGGCGTGCCGGTGGAAGTGCTGGCAGAGCGAATGCGGCTGACGCCGAGCTGGATCCGGCAGGTGCTGGCCGGGAAGAGGCCGCCGGCGGTGGAGGAGGCCGCGTAGGCGGACAGCAGAGCGCCCCCGCACCGGGAGATTCCCGGCCGGGGGCGTCGTCGTGTCACGGCTGCTCCCCCGCCGCCGCCTCTAGCTCCGCGGGCTGCTCGAGGACTCGGTCCAGTTTCCCCAGCAGGATGGGGTCGGCGAGCTTGAGCCGGTTCCGGTTGGCGGCGATGAGCAGGCGGACCTGGGCGAGGGCGGCCTGATCGCGGATCAGCTGGGCGCGGGCGGCGAGCTGCTGCTGCTCGCATGCGTCTTCCCCCCCGATCGTCTGGTGGGGGATCTCGCAGATCTTCGGGGCGGGCTGCACGGGCGACTGCAGTTCGAGCAGGGTGGTGGCGGCGTCGGGTTCGGGGCATTCGATGCGGCGGCAGGTGATGTAGCCGCCCGAGCCGACGAAGAGGCTTTCGCCGCCACAGGCCGGGCATCGGCCCTGTACGTCCGGGAAGCCACCCGGGGCCGTCTGTGGCGGCTTCGGGGCGTCCGGCTGCGGTCCGGGGCCGACGGGGGCGTCCTGGTCGGTCACGGGGGCACTGGCGGGCGTCTGGTCGGTCACGGGGTCTCCTCGGTGGCGATGCCGGGGATGTCCCGGTAGCTCTCCTCGCGGATGGCGTTGATCTCGTCGGTGTACAGCTCGGTGGCCCGCTGGATCTGCGTCCACAGGGTGTGGAGCGAGGTGCCCTCTTGCGGCGCCCATCCGTCGAGGACGTCACGGACGGCCTGGACGCGGGAGCCCTGCAAGTCGCCGATGCGGGCTGCGAGATGGTGCTGTTTGAGCTCGGCGTTCTTGCCCTCCATCAGCGAGAGGAGGGCGGGCGGAAGCTGGTCGGTCACTGCTGCTCCTTGGGTTTGATCATGATGGCGATGTCGGTGTCGAGGTCGAGCCAGACGAGGAGCGAGACGAGGGCGTCGGCGTCGGGCCGGTTGCCGTCGGCGAGGCGGGAGAACGTCGATGGGCTGACGTCGACGCGGTCGGCTATCTGCCGCCAGGTCAGGCCCCGTTCCCGCCGCCTCACATCGAGGCGGCGGTACAGCTCGGGGACGTCGAGGAGGTGGGTGCTCACGCTGCCGCCTCGCCGAAATCGCCTGAGCGGCCCTCTGTGGCCTTGGGGACACCCCGGACGTCCCGAGCGCCGTCCACGGCATCCTGGACGCCCTGAGGGCCGCCTACGCCCTCCTGGGCCCCCTCTGTGCCCGTCGCGGCCTCCAGCTCCGCCATACGCGCCTCCAGGCGCCGTATCTCGGCGTCCGCGGCTTCCCGGTTCCGCTGCAACGCCCGGGTCGTCTCGCCGAGACTGCGGCGGGTCTTGTCGGCGAGCTCCCGTTCCGCCCGCCAGTAGTCGGCCAGGACAGCCGCCTCCGGAACGCTGAGCACACCGTGCAGGGCGCGCCGGAGCAGGATCTCGATCGCGGCCTGGCGTTGGGCACGCTCGTGCTCGTTCGGTTTCGGGGCACGGACCGCGGGACTCCGACGGCTGTTCACGGCCGGCCCCCGTTCTTGATCCGCCCGTTGGGCAGGAGCAGCCCGTTCGGCGGGCGCCGACGGCGCGGCGGCACCCCGGGATGCGTCGTAGGCGGCGAGCAGCTCCTCAGCCTCATCCCACGGCATGCCATGCGCTTCCGGGACGGGATGCCAGTCGGGCGAGGACAGGGCGGACAGGACAGCGATGCGGGGGTCGGTCATGGTGTGGCTCCTTGATCGTGCGAGAGGATTGGGGGGTCGGCCGCCCCGGTTCGAGCGGGGCGGCCGGTGCGCGGGGGTCACGGGGTGGGGCGGAGCGGGATCACGTCGGCCAGCCGCTCGACGGTCTGACCCGCAGCCGCAAGACACGCGGCGACGATCACGATCACCGGGACGTCCGACGGAAAGTCGGCGGCCCAGCCGTCGGCGGACAGGCCCGAGTCGCCGGAGTCGTTGGTGATGGCGAAGCAGACGCCGTTCTTGCGGAGGATCTCCAGCGGATAGTCCTCGTCGGCCTCCCAGCCCGCGGCTTCCAGGGCTTCCGTGATGTCGAGGCGCTCGTACCAGCGGTCGGTCATCGCTGCGCCCCCTCGACTGCGGCCTGCGGCTGCCAGGTCCCGGCCGCGATCTGGTCACGGCGGGTCGCCAGCAGGCCGCGGAGGACGGACGCCTTGCGGTCGTAGCGGTCGCGGGTGGCCTCGGCTTCGATGATGGCGCGTTCGATCTCTGCGGGGGTGGCGTCGGTCATGAAGTGCGGGGCGATGTAGGTCATGGGGTTCCTTGTCTGGTGGGCGGTTCGCTGGGGTTTGTGCCTACTGCGGGCGGGCCTGTCGGTCGGGCTGGTGTGCGCCGTTTCCCCGGCCCGAGGGTCGGGCGGCAAACAACGGGCGAGGTCACGCGGCTACTGCGGCTCGTGCGAGGGCTGCGGCGATTGGGGGCGGGCAGGCGTTCCCAACCTGCTGCGAGATGTCGCCCCCGGCCCACGGCCAGTCCGGCGGGAAGCCCTGCAGCACTCCGGCCTCCGACGCGGTCAGGCGCGGGAGTTCGCGCCCGTCGGGGTCGACGAGCCGTAGCCGCGAGATCTTTCCGGTGACGGTGAACGCCGGCTCGGCGCTGGTCCGACGGCCGCGGTTCTTCGGATCGCCGCCGGTGCCGTAGTTGGAGATCACGGTGAACGGGCCGCGGTGCGGGAGCGCCTCCCCCATCGACACCCACGGCAGCAGGCCCGGGTCGCCCTCGTGCTGCGGGACGCCCTTGCGGTACGGCCTGTGCGTGGGCTTCGGCAGCGCGACGTCGGCCCCGCGTCGGGCGATCAGCACCGCCCGCTTGCGGGTCTGCGGCAGCCCGTACTGCTCGGTGGCCAGCACGCCGGTGGCGACGCCGTAGCCTTCGCGGCGCAGCACGCCGGCGTAGGCCTCCCAGACGGGCAGGACGGCCGGCACCTGCTCGAGGACGATCGCCTTGTAGCCGATGCCCTTGTCGATGGCCTCGAGCATCCAGCGGAGGGGTTCGAGGACGAGGGCGGTGCGCGGGTCGGAGAACACGGTCGGGTCGACGGTCTCGCGGGCCTCGAGGAGCTTGACGCCTTCGAGCACCCGCTCGAGCTCGGCGCGCCCTTCGCCGTTGCCGGCGATCGTGAACGTCTGGCAGGGCGGCCCTCCGGTGAGGACGGTTGCCGGAATGTCGGCGGGCCCGTAACGGGTGACGTCGCCGTGCACCGTGGCCAGGCCCGCGGCGACCCGGGTCGCTACCGCGTTCGGGTCCAACTCGATGCCGATGCCGGGCAGTCCGGCACCGTGCTCCAGACCGCCGGGGCCGGCGAAGAGGTGGAGGGCGAAGGTGATCATGCGGCTTCTCCTTCCTGGCGCTGGTGCGGGCGGGGCAGGGCGACAACGGCGGCTTGCTCGCACAGCGGGCAGGTGCAGCGGCCGTGCGTCGGGGTGGGGCCGGTGGCGGTGGTGCCGATGGGCCAGCCGCCGGTGTGGGCGATCCGGTAGCCGGGCTCGACGGGGGCCGCGGCGACCGGGGCCGGCTTCGGGGCGGCGGTGCGGCCGGTGAGCGAGACCAGGTACGCCTTCAGGTCGCCCTGTTCACGCAATGCAGCGATGTCTTCGATCTCCTGCAGGGTGGGCTCGTGCATCACGCCGCCTTCTTCCGGGCCTTGAGTGCGTTGTTGCAGGCGCGGCAGTACCGCCGGCCGTCGTAGACGTGGGTGTTCTCGCTGTCGTAGGGGTGGTCTTGCGGGCAGTGCGTCTTGGTCCCGTTGATGGCCCAGCTCTTGCCGCGACGCGTGTTCTCCGCACCGGTGACGGGCTCGAGGTGCTCGACGTTGATGCAGCGCCGGTGCGCGCAGTCGTCGCCGCCCATGCAGGACACATCCCGGTTGTGACAGGTGTGGTCCAGGTCCAAGCCGTCAGGTATCGCTCCGACCGTCAGTTCGTAGATGGCGCGGTGCGCGAGCTTCTGGGTTCCGTTGACGCTGATCTGGCCGTAGCCGCGGTTGGTGATGCAGCCGGTGTACAGAACGCACCCGTCGGGGCCGGGCTCGGATCGCTCGAGCAGCTTCTCGAGCGGCGCGCCGTGGACCACGAGCAGGGTGAAGCTCCCGGCTCGCTTCTGCTGCCTGCGATACCGGCCGTAGCAGGTCTGGCAACGGCCGCGGGCGTAGTACTTCGCCGAGCCGCACTCGATGCACTGGCGCCCGACGGGCGCGGACGCGGCGCTCACACCACGGCCATATCTACAAACCGTGCAAAGTGGCCCTGGAAGGCGACCGTCACGGTGGCCATGGGCCCGCCGCGGTGCTTGCCGACGATGATGTCGGCCTCGCCGGCGCGGGGACTTTCCCGCTCGTACACGTCGGGGCGATGGAGCAGGATGACGATGTCGGCGTCTTGCTCGATGGAGCCGGACTCGCGGAGGTCCGAGGCGACGGGGACCTTGTCCTGGCGCTTCTCGGATTCCCGGTTGAGCTGGGCGAGGACGACGATCGTGATGCCGAACTCTTTGGCCATCAGCTTCAGGTTGCGGGAGATCATCGACACGGCGACCTGGCGGGACTCGGCCGGCGGCGCCTGCATCAGCTGCAGGTAGTCGATGTAGACGACCCTCAGGCCGAAGGTGCGCACGAGGTTGCGGATGGTGGCGCGCAGGCCGGGCAGGGTCAGGTACGCGTTGTCGTCGATCTTCAAGGGGGCCGCCGAAATGGTCGGCAGCATCCGCGCGGCGCGCGCGATCACCGCGTTTTCGACGATGCCCTGCTTCACGTGATGCAGGGGAATCTTCACCTCGCCGCACAGGATCGTGGTGGCGAACTCGGCCTTGCTCATCTCCAGCGACCAGATCGCGGTCGGCACCTTGTTGGTGATCGCGGAGGCGCGGGCGAGTCCCGCCGCAAACGTCGACTTGCCCATGGCGGGGCGGGCGGCGATGACCACGAACTGGCCGGGCGCGAAGCCTCCGGACAGCACGCCGTCGAGGTCGATGATGCCGGTCGGTACGCGGTCTTCGAGGGTGGGCGGGGTGACGGCCCGCTCCAGTACCGCGGGCAGCAGATCGCCGAGATCCGCCATCTCCGACTGGCTGGCGGGTCGTACCAGATTGTCGACCTCGGCCTGAATGGCGGCGACGTCCGTGTCGGGGTCGAAGGCCGGATTGGTGGCGCGGACCCGGATGTTGGTGCCGAGTGCGGCGGCCCGGCCGGCAATGGCCGCTCGGGTGACCTCGGTTGCCCAGTACTCGTGGGCGCCGGGGTGGGCGGCCATGTACAGCTCGCCGAGCTCGTACTCGGTCAACGGCCGGGCCGTCATTCGGCCTTCCGCGTGCCAGATGGCCAACTTGTGGGCGACGGCCTGCCAGCGGATCGCCGTGCCGGCGAGGGTGGTGGCGAGGTCTTCGACGGCGTACCAGACCATGCGGTAGCGCTCGTCGCCGATGTCGGCGGGGTCGAACCCGGCGGCGGCGAGGGTGTCGACGCAGCCAGGGTCGGCCATGGCGGTGGCGGAAAGGATCCGCTCGGCCTCCGTGTTGCCGGTCGGGGCGAGGGCGGCAGCCTCGTCGGGGCCCCAGACGTCGATGTCGGTGCTCACGCGGCAACCCCCTTGCGGCGGTCGGGGCCGGTGAGGCGGATGACGCTGGAGCCGCACATCTCGGCGAGCCGGGACGCGACCCGCGGGCCCGTCACTTCGGACAGGGCGCTGGGCAGCACGTCACACGTGATGATCACGGGCCGCCTGCGGATGTACCGCTCATCGAAGATCTCGAACAGTCGTTCCTGCGTCCACGTCGACGGACGGGCCGCGGCCAGGTCGTCGATGAACAGCAGCTCGACGTTCTGCAGCTTCTTCGACAGCGCGCGCCCTTCGCCCTCCGGAGCGTCGGGGCGAAGCGCGTCGAACAGGGCGGTCGAGCGGTACGCCTTGATGATCGGCGAGCCCTGCCACGGCTGGCCCGGCGCGTACTGCGCCTCCAGCCAGCTGCGGCACGTCTTCCACGCGGTGTGCGTCTTGCCGACACCGATCGCGCCGGTGAGGAACAGGCTCCGGCCGCCGAAGCCGGCAATCCAGTCGGCGACCTCCTGCGGCAGCTCGATGGGCTTGCGGTAGATGTCCGGGGTCTCCTCGTCGAACCGGTTGAGCGCCACGGACTGACGCTCCAGCAGGACGGTTTCGCGGGGGCTGAGCTCGTCAGCGGAAGCGGAGGTCATCGGGGTTCTCCTCATCGTCGTGGGAGGCAGTGGGCGGGCCCTGCGGTGCGCGCTTGGCCTGGTCGGCGGTGGCTTGGCGGCGAAGGGTGGGGTACTTCTCGCGGAGCTTGGCCGGGCTGAGGATGTGCGCCTGCCAGAAGCTGTTGGCGTGGGCCCAGTCGATGGCGGTCATGGCCTGGTCCGGGGTGATCCCGTCGATGTCGAACAGGCGCCGCATGTCGGTTCGCCACTTGGCGCTGATGCGGGGGCGCTTGTCGCCGCCGTTCTCGATCACGGTGGCGAGGTGCTTGCAGACCTGCTCGACGTCCTCGCGAGGAAGGTCATCCGAGGACTTCGCAGAAGTTCGAGAAGTCTTTTGTTCTTCTTCTGTCTCTGTCTCTGTCTCTGGTTCGCTTTTGCTTCGCGGTTGCTTCACCAAATCCGAAGCAAGTGCTTCGTCGTTTGCTTCGGCAGTGGAAGCGGCTCGACGGGACTCTCCGGAGCGCTTGCCACCCCTCTGACCTGCTGCTGCTCGCTTGGCTCGGAGGTCTGCGACCTCGGAAGCGGAACGCTGGTGGTCGAGGTAGTCGTGGATGACGTAGGCGTCGGGCGCTGCGGGAGGGCAGCTGGGGCAGGCGTGTTCGCCTTCGTGCCACAAGCCAACGCGAACCAGTGCCGAAGCACTTGCTTCGGGATTGCTTCCGTCCGTGAGCCGGCGGACAAGGCGCTTGGAGATGACGCCGTCGGTGAGCTGCCGGGAGGCATAGGCGAGTCCGCAGATGTACAGCCAGCCAGCTTCCCCACCCGCCTCGATGATCTTCGGGTGGTCCGGCAGACCGTCGTGCACCTTGACGTAGGTGCGCTTGTCCTTCTCGGTCATCGGAACTTCTTTCAGAGAGAGCTAGAGGGGTTTTGGGCGCGTGGAACCAGGGCGCTTAGGGCGGTGTGTTCAACCCCTCCCCGCTGTAGCTATCATAGCTAAGAAAGGCGTCAAAGCTAAGGAGACTAAGATGACCATTGCGGCTATCAGCTACGATCTGCTCATGAGCGAGCGGCCGACCGTCCACCGGAACCAGATCGCCGAGGCGCGCAACGTCCTCGGCAAGGTCATCGCCCGTGCGCGCTTCGCCGGCGAGCCCACCGTGCTCGTCAACCGCGGCGAGGAAGCAGCCGTGATCGTCAGCTACGAGGACTACGCCACGCTGCGCGAACTCCGCGCCTACGTGGAGGAGCTCGAAGGCGGCGACACGCCGGACGCGAAGCACAAGGCGCGCATCCTCGGCGAGGCATTGGCCACGGCCAAGCACCGCGCGGCTCTCGACTCGACCTGACCTCATCGCTCCTCCTCTCCTCCAAGCCCCGCCTGTACGGCGGGGCTTCGTCGTGTGCGGGCTAGGCGGCTTTGACCAGCTGAGGCTTCGCCGGTTCCGCCTTGGCCGGCGCGGGGTGCCGTTTGAGCGCCTGGTGAAGGTGCGGCCGGGTGACGTCGAGCCGTTCGGCGGCCTGCTCGGTGGTGAGCCCGGAGACCCGCATCAGTTCGCGGGCGTCGTGGGCGAGGTCGGCTTCCCGGGTGGTTGCGGCGGCGCGGGCGCGGAAGCGTTCCTGGTTGAGCTCCTGCATGGACAGGTGGCCGTGCTCGTCGAGCCACTCGGCATGCGCCTGCTCGCAGCGTGGGCACATCGGCAGCTGCTGGCGCTGGTGCATCCAGTAGCCGCGGTCCGACCCGCAGTGCCCGGTCCACTCGGGTTCGGCGTTCGGGTCGTCGATGTCGTCCCAGGCTCCGAGGGGCGGCCAGCCTTCGCGGAGTGCGCGGGCGCGGGCGGCGCTGTCGGTTCCCAACTGGTCCCGGAGGACCGCGACGGCTTCCCGGACGGCCATGTCGGTCTTGAGGGTGACGTGGCCGTAGGCGCCGCGGGCGATGTCGATGAGGCGGGTTTCCGCGGTGTCCATGATCGCGCCGACCTTGCGCGGGCCGTGGCCGGCGGCGTACAGGCCGCGGACGCGCCGCATGGTTCCGATGGAGGGCCGGTAGCCGTCGGCGCTGAAGTCGCCAACCCGGACGGCGAGGATGCGTTCGGCCTGGCTGCGCTGGCATTGCGCGTCGGGTCGGCGGAGGAGGCGGCTGATGGTGGACTGGTTGACGCCTGCCTGGCGGGCGATGAGGCCCTGGGTCATTCCGGCGGCCAGGCAGTCGCGGAGGTGGGCGAGGACGGGGGCGGCGTTCATGCGGCGGGGGCGTCCGGCGAGGCGGTCGAGGGTGCGTTCTTGGCCGGCCCGGGAGGCGCAGGCGACGCACTTGGGGCAGCGGCATGGCGGGCGGCTTCCGCTGGCGGTTCCCTTGTAGCGGCCCTGCGTTCCGTGCGGCGGTGTGGGGCGGGTGCTCATCGTCCGGCCTCCTCTCGTGTGGGCTGGTTCCAGGCGCGGCGGATGGTCCAGTAGTCGTCGCAGGCTTGCGGGGTGGCGGTCTGCCGTGGTGCGGGCCGGCTTTGCATGCGGGCGAGGTCCCAGTGGTGCCGCATCCGGCGTCCGGTCCAGATGGCGCAGTGGGTGGTCCAGTAGCCGGCGGTGACGGTCACGGCCGCGGTGGTGACGGCGAGGATCGTGGCGGATATGGCCAGGCCCCAGTAGGCGGCGTCGAGGACGGCGGCCAGGTTGTCCCTCACGTCCGCCTCCAGGGCTTGCTGCACAGCCAGCCGATGAGGACTCCGAGCCCGCTGGAGGCGACGAGACCGAGGTACAGCCAGCCGAGGTTCGCGTGGTTGAGGCGGTCCATCACGCTGCCCGCCTTTCCTGCCGGCGGGCGGCCCTGCGTGCGGCGCGTTCTTCGCGGCGGCGGGCGGCGACCATTTCCCGCATGGCGACGGGGACGCCGATCCACACGTGGACGAGGGACTGGTGGGCGCGCTGGCTGCCGCCGAAGCCGTGGTGGCGGATGATCCCCGCGTCCTGCAGACGTGCCGGAAGCGATCCCCACTGGCTGGCCGGGCGGAGCGGGTCGGGCAGCTGCTTGCGGGCGGCGACGTCGGCGATCGTGAACGGTTCACGGGAGTCCGCGGCCTCAACGAACGCGTCCCAGACCTCGGTGACCCAGGCTTCGAAGTCGTCGACTATGCGGCGGGAGACGGACGGGGCCGCGGCGGCGAGTTCGGAGCCGTCGAAGGCGGGTGCGATGTGGGTCATGACGCGGACTCCTTGATTTCGGCGAGCTCCATGCCGGCGGCCGGGCTGAAGGGGACGGCGCCGACGACGGGCCATGCGGCGACGGTCTCGTCGGGCTCGTATCCGGTGGAGCCCCAGCGGTCGGTGACCATCCAGCGGGCGGGGTGCGGCGGGGACGGCCAGAGGACGGCGAGACGAGTGCCTTCCGGCGAGCGGCGGACGGAGCCGATCAGGTCGGCGAGGTGGATGGTGGGCTTCTTGGCCATGGGGTGTGCTCTCCTTAGTGGTGCCGGGGCCCCGCCTGATTTCGGCGGGCGGGACCCCGGACTTGGGTGGGCTACTTGGTGGGCTCGCCGGCCCACGGGTCGTCGTTGGGCGGGGCCTGCTGCTTGCCGCGGCTGGCGTTGCTCTTGATCTCGCCGCCCGTGATCCGGGCCTGGGGGAACTCGTCCTCGACGGCGATCTCTCGCCGGTCGATCGACTTGTGGGTGATCAGCAGCTGGGCGATGTCCGCGCCGGTCCACTGCTCCTTCTTGCGGCCGAGCTTCTGCTCCAGCCGCTCTTCGCTGACACCGAGACCCTTGAAGACGCCGATGGCGCCCTCGATGCGCTGCTCGATCGGCTTGCCGTCGCCCTTCTGGAGGGTCTCCCGGCACAGCTCCTCGGCCTCTTCGATGAACCAGTCGGGGATCACGGCGAAGATCGCCTCGCGGAGCCGGCGGGCACCGTTGTTCGCGTTGTTCTCGTAGATGTCCCGCAGGTCGATGAGGGCCTCGACCTTGCCCTTCACGAACTTGGCGTGAGGGACGATGAAGGTGAGGACGTGACGGGTGTTGGCCTCGACGTCCCACGCCCACGCCTGCATCTCGGACTGGCGGTACTCGTCGTCGCGGCGCATCTCGGTGACGCCGTACTGAATATTTCCCCAGGTCTGGGCCAGCGCCTTGGCCAGGTGGATGGTGGAGCCTTCGACGGCGCCACCAGCTCGCGGGAAGCGGAAGCGGGACTTTTCGGCGAGGGCCATGGAGCCGCAGGCGGACTGCGTGGCGTTGCGGGCGCGGCCGATCTCGCGGGGGAACTGGCGGGCCACGTAGATGGCGGCCTGTACTTCGGCGACGGCGCGGGACTGTTCGACGGCGGTGGCTTGGCCAACACGGTCGGGGCCGGTCACGGCCTGCTGCTGGGCGGGGAAGTTCACAGGTAGATCTCCTTGTCGCGGTTCTCGGCATAGCCGGGTAGGGCGAGGTAGTTGGGCTCGTGGTCGGCGTAGCCAGGCCAGTAGCTGGTGCTCATGCACTCGGCGAAGGTCTCGATGGCGCGGCGGTTCTTGGCGCCCGCGATGACGCGGGAGCCGAATTCGATGCCGATGACGTTGACGAGGTAGGGGGCCTTCTTCTCCTGTGCGATCAGGAGGAGTTCGGCGTTCTGGTCGCCGAGCCCGAGGGCCCTGGCGCCGGTCTCGTACCAGTCGGCTTGCTGGTTGTAGCCGTACTTGGCGATGTCCTTCTGCATGGCTTCGTCGCTGGCGTCGGTGGTGGTCTTGTAGTCGGGGATGATCAGCCGGCCGCCCTGGATGGAGGGCAGCCAGTCGAAGCGCACGCGGCACCGGATCCCGCTGGGCTCGTCGATCCAGAAGCCGGACTGCTCAGGCGCTCCGTAGGCGGGGTCGAGGAGTGCGGCGGCGAGGGGGTGGCGTCGGATGGCGTCGGCCATGTCCTTGACCATCTGCATCTCGTGGTCCTTGAGCGGGATGCCGCCGCGCTCACGAATCTCGGCGATCTTCGTCTTGGTCGGGCCGGTGTCCCAGCGGGCGCCGGGGACGACTTCGAGGTCGGGCCCGTTGCCGAGGACGGTCTTGTGGGCGGCGTTGCCGTAGTCGAAGGTCTTGGTGGCCGGCTGCGGGTTGTCCTGCTCGTACCGGAACTTGGCGGGGCAGGACGGCGGCAGGAGCTTGCGGGCACCCGACGAGGAGAGGGACGTCTTGTCCGCGTGGTACGCCTCGTTGGACAGGTCGGTGTGGAGGCCCAGGGCGGGCGCTCCGACTGCTGGTTCGGCGATGGTGGTCATGCGGCGGCGCCTTCGATGAGTGACGTGTAGTAGCAGTGGCCGGGCCGCTCGCTGTGGAGTTCGAGCAGGCCGCGGCGGTGCAGGGCGTCGAGGTGGCGGTGGGCCACGGACCGGTAGATGTGGGTGCCTGCGGCGCGGCGGAGGACGACCTTGGCCCGCCCCGGCGTCCACTCGCCGCCCTCGTTGGCGATGGCCTGCATGAGGGCGAGTTCCATCTGCTGCGCGGTGACGGGGTGACGGTCGGCTGGCTTGGGGTTGGGCAGGTAGGCCCGCTGGTCGTCGACGGTGACGGGGAGGAGCTGGCCTCGGCGGGCGAGGTCTCGCAGGTCTCGGCGTGCGGCATTGCGGCCGATGCCGGACCACGGGGTGACGCTGTACAGGTCTTGGGCGAGCCTGGTGGTGACGGGCCGCCGCGGGCCTTCCTTGATGAGCGCGAAGAGACTGTCGCGGCGTGCGGTGACGTCCAGGGCGCCCCTGGTCTCGAGCATGGCGGTCATCGGTTGAGGTCCCTTGCGAGTTCGTTGACCAGGTCTTTGGCGGTGTCGACCTTCTCTTCGAGTTCGTCGTGGCGTCGCTTCAGCTCGTCGCGCTCGTCGGTGAGCTCGCGGACCTGGTCGGAGAGTTCGTCGTTTGCGGCCTCAAGCTGCTCGATGCGGGCTTCGAGCTCGTCGGGTTCGATCGTGGTCGTCATGAGGCACCGTCCACGAGGTTGACGCGGTAGCGCTCGCGGGCGCCGGGGCTGGAGCAGACGGTGGTGTACAGGTCGAAGGCCCAGCGCGCGTCGGGGAGGGCGGTGTGCCGCTCGCCCGGTCCGGGCTGGCGGACGCCCATGTGCTTGCTGACGTCGCTGGTGGAGAACGAGTAGGCCTCGCCGGGCATTGCGCCGGGCTCGGCGGAGTAGAGGAAGCCGGCGGCGAACGTGGCGACGCAGAGCGGCCGGTAGTGCCACGGGGCGGCGCCGAGCATGCGGCGGAGGAAGTCGGCGTCGAAGGCGCCCACGTTGGAGCCGATGAGGATGGCGCCGTCGAGCAGCTGGTGGATCTCCTTGAAGAGCTCGCCGAGGCTGAGTGTCTGACTGGTGATCATGTCGATGGCTTCGGCGCCCTCGGGGACGGTCATCCGCTCGTGGTAGCCGTTGATCTCCAGGGCCTCGGGGTCGGCTTCGAGGAGGGCCTGCTCGCTCGGCCGTTTCTGCCAGAGGTACTCGGAGACCATGCCATCGACTCCGCGGTAGACGATGGCGATTTCCCAGGCGTCGTGGCGCTCCGGGTCCAGGCCGGTGGTCTCCAGGTCCACTGACGCCAGCGGCCTGGGCTGCTTTGTGGTGCTTTCGGTACTCATGTGACTCGCTTTCGGATAAGGGGTGCCGGGCCTCGCCGCCCGTGACCGGGGGGTTGTTGGGGCGGCGAGGCCTCGGCTGGCCGCGGAGTTGGGGGGACTCGACGCGGCCGGTATGGGAGGTGTTGATCGCCCCGCCGCCAGCCGGTGTCATCCGACGGCGGGGCTGGCTTAGGCGGCGCCCACGTCGGCCTGCTTCGTGCTGCTCGGGTCGACGTAGAACTCGTCGACGCCGAAGAGGCCTTCGTCCTGCGGCGCCATCTGCTTCTCGGCCTTCTTGAAGATCCGGCGGACGCCGTCGTAGCAGTCGGGGCACAGGGCGATCAGGCGACGAGCGGGCAGCTGCGCGGCGGTCACGAAGTCGCCCTCGTTCACCGGGTCGCGGGGTGTCGCGATCAGGTGGATGCGGGCCTTGCGCTTCGACACGTACTCGTCGTTGGTGAGCTCGCAGCGCCCCGGCTTCCGGGTGCGGTCCGCGTGCTTCGCGCCGCACACTCCCTTGCATTCGCAGCGGCCCTCGGCCCGCTTCATCACCGCGGTCCACAGGGCGGCGCCGACTATCGGCGGGCGGACGGTCATGCTGCCCCCACCGCCTCCGGCACCGGGTGCTTCTCGATGACCGCGCGGATCGCCTTGATCGGCGGGGTGTCGTGCGGGCCCCTGCGGTCAGGGGTCGTGCACAGTCCGAACGAGGTCCGGCGGGCGACACCCGGGGCGACGAAGTACGACAGGTCGTACTGCCACTTCGAGCCGTCTGCGGCTGCCCGGCCCACTCGGGTCTGCAGGACGAAGCCGTCGTCACGCGGGGCCCACGCCTGCTGAACGGCCCAGCCGTTGGCCTCGGCGAACGCGAGCAGGGAGGCGACCGGTTTGGGCAGGGCGTAGCCGGCCGGCGCCGTGTCCGTGATGCCCGCCCGGAGGCGAGCCACTGTGGTGTCCCGGACGTTCTGCTCGGCCGGGGTCAGCACGTTGTCGCGCGCCAGGGCGGCGTCCAGCGTCACGGTCCGGCCGGAGTAGCGGCAGGTCCACCCGATGCCGGTGGCGTCACGGATGACCGCGCGCCGCTGTCCGCTCAGGTCCCACATCGACTTCGGCTCGTGCGTGGTCAGCGCTCCGTCGCGGACGCCGGTCGAGTTGCCGCACTCGCAGCGCACCCAGACGCAACGGAACAGCTCGTACCACCAGTTCGGCGGGAGGATCGACGGGTCGTACTTCGCGGTGGCAGTCTCGGCTGTGATGGTCACTGGATCCCTCCGTGGGATGCTGGTGTCGAATCCCCGGGCGGTTCCGACGCTCGGGGGTTTCTTCTTGGGCGCCGGGCCGCGAGCCGGTGTCATCTGGCGGCCCGGCGAGTCAGGTGGCGGCGACGTGGCCGGGGTCGGTGACGGGACCGAAGACTCCTCCGTCGCCCCGGGCCTTCAAGGCGGCCAGTTGTGCGGTGTCGACGGCGGTCAGCGGTGACTCGGGCAGCGGCAGGACGCGCGTGATGACCGGGATCTCCTGCGTCCGCGCGGCGGCGGCTTCGGCGAAGGTCCGGATGTCAAGGCGGCGTTCGAGGTCGGCGATCTGGTCTTCCAGCCCGCGGACGATCTCGCCGTGACGTTCGTCGATGCGGGCGATGACCTCGGCGTGCCGGGCTTCGGCGTCATCGAGTTGGATGCGCAGGGTCTTGATGAGAAGGTCGGCGCCGGCGCGAAGGATTTGCTGGCGTTCGACCTCGTCGACAGCCCGGTGCTGGGGGTGGCGCGGCTTGCGGACGGGACGCTCGAAGAGTCCGAGCCGAGGCAGGTAAGCGGTGAGCGTCACTGCTCCCCCTTGATCGCGGCCGGGGCGGCCTGGGACAGGTAGCGGACCTCGCGGACGACGATCAGCAGCCAGATGCAGCCGATGACCGCGACGGCGATCCAGATAGCGGTGCTCACTGCCCCTCCCGGGTGTTGCGGTTGCGGCGGTCGTCGCGGGCGCTGGCGAGGAGCAGGGTCACGGCTGCGACGGCGATGAATAGGCCGGCGATCACGGCATCTCCTTGCCGATGCGGTCGGTGAGCGCGTTCGTGTCCGCCCGCCAGCTCTGCGGGTGATCCCAGTTCGCTGCCGGATAGGCGCCCTGCAGGAGTGCGGTAATCTGCCGGGACCCGCCTTGCTGGAACTTGAGGATCTGTCCGTCGGCAGTGAGAGCGCGGGCGACGAAGTGGCGGCAGCCGGTGCCGGTGGTGTCGGTCCACAACGGCGTGACCAGCACGGTGGCGGCGCCCGGGGCGATCCGGCGGATACGCATGGCTAGCCGGGTCTGGTGGCGGCGACGTCGGGACGCGGACGCTTTGCGCGGGTGCAGCGGCAGGGCTTCGAGGATGGTTGCCATCACGCCGCAGCCTTCGGGGCGAGGTGCTCGTCGGCGATCCGCAGCGTGTGGTCGGTGAGTTCGACGATCCGGTCCGCAGCCGCCTGCATGCCTTCAATCCGCAGCCGGTTGGCGAGGTCCCCGACGAACTCCCGCAGCAGCGGGTCGACCTTGACCGCGGGCCTCGGCTTGGACCTGCCGGCCTCCAGGGAGTCGAGCAGGGCCTGCATGGTCGAGGTGAGGTAGCCGATCGCCTCGGCCGACTGGACCCGGTCGTGAATGTTCTTCTGCTGGGCCAGCGCCAGGTACTTGCGGGCGGAGGCTTCGGCGATGTGGAGCGGAGCTGCGGTCACGACTTCTCCTCGGGCGTGCAGGTGCAGTTCTCGGGGTGGGCGCAGGCGAGGAGGTCGAAGACCTGCTCATACCAGGCGTTGGGCTGGAGGGCCTTGCCGTGGCCTGCGGGCGGCGCGGCAAGCAGCGAGTTCAGGCGGGCATCCGCCTCCACGACCGTGCTACGCACGTCCAGGTCGCGGATCGGGCGGGTCATCGGGCCGCCTCCTCGTCGGTGAGGTTGAGCGGCGACGAGTTCCGCGCGCCTTCGAGCAGCGCCTCCGTGATCACCTCGTCCACCAGGTCGACTGCCTTGGTCCTGGCCGTCTCCGGCATGTAGGGGCGGAGCATGCGGATCAGCTCGGTGCGGAGCTGGTGCCAGCGGGGGGTGGCGGGCTGCGGCGCATAGTCCGCCGACAGCGGGACACCCGTAGCGGCGATCCGGGCGGCCAGGGAGGGGTCGATGGCGGTCATGCCGTCACCGCCCTCGGTGAGTTGGTGGATGTCACTCGCGTCGCGCGCCTCACGGAAGGCCTCGGCGCGGACGGCGCTACGGAATGCTTCGATCAGCTCGGCGGCCTGTTCGGACGAGACGCTGAGG